GTACCAAGCCCAGCAGGCTGCGTAGCGGTTCAGACGAGGACCATGAACCTCAAACTCTTCGTCAGCAAGTTCGACAAGACCGAGGGGGGAGATGGCAACCGTAAGGTCGCTAGAACTCGCTCTATAACTTGGTGACCAAAAATCAACTGGCACTATGTGCTCCCGTCAGACGTACGTACTTAAGAGAATAGCAGACTACTTACTGCTCTTCTTCTTCTTGGAGGCGTTCATGTTATCTACGAGATTCGGATAAGGACGACCAGCCTTCTTGGCTGAGGCCTTAGCCTTAGCCTTCTGTGAGGGGGTCAACTTCTTATCTTTCTTTGTGGGATCTTTCTTCTCCCAAACCTTCTTCTCAGCCATTACTTCTTCCCTCGGTTTCTAGCCCTGTTAGCGCTGGGGTCTTCCTTAACTAACTTCCCATCCTTGGTGTGGGACAGGTCCTTGCCACCCTTGCCGTCCATGCCACGGTCACGGCGGGCCTGCTTCAACTCCGTGCGCTTCTTGCGCTGCTCAGGCTTCTTGTTGAAGTCCTTGTTATAGGCGTCCTTCTTAGCCTTAGCGTCGGGGTTGTTGCGGTAGTACTGAGCACTCTTGCGCGGGGACGCGCTCTTGCGTGGTGCCATTACCACTTCACCTTGTCAGCCCAGTACGCGGCGCTCATCTTGCCCTTCTTAATGTTGGCCCCGTGACGTGCCTTGAAGGACGCACGCTTCTTCTTCATCTTGTCAGACTCGCCAGCCTTGGGCTTACCAGCGGTCTTGGCCCCCTGCTCACCGAAGCGGATCAACTTGACCGTGTCGCCTTCCTTAGCCAGCACAGCGTGCGACTTAGTGGCGTGGCCGGGAGTCTTCTTGGGCTTGTTGTAGCCCTCAAAGGTGATTCCTCCGCGAGTGTACTTACTCTTGCTGTCTTTCTTCTCAGCCATAACTTCTCCTACAAGGTGGTGTTGGTAACTCGTTCGATGAGTTTGTTGTCCTTGGTGTACCCGCCACATCCCTTGCACTGCATGATTCGGTACTTACCGGTACGGGTCATATAGTAGCGGTTTATCACTAGGTCGTTGTGGCCACAGCGTGGGCAAGCGTCCAAATCTCCGTCATATAGACCCTGATGCGGGTGAGTCTTGATCCACGGCAGAAGTCTCTCGTACACCTGCTCAGTCAGCACAACGTCTTGCATGTTGTACTTCTTCATGGTGCGCCACGCCTTCTCCTCGTTACGCATACAGCCCACCCACAGGTCGAAGCCGTCGTGCTGGAGTTTGGAGCCGATGCCCAACTCAACAGCGACATGCTGAAGTTTGTTGGAGGCGAACTTGAACCGTTGCTTGACCACCTGCATCAGGTCAATGTCCACATAGTGAGAGGGCGGGGGCATCCCCGCCAGTACGAACTCCCGGTTGAGATGCTTCATGTCGAAGGACTTGCTGTTGTATCCGACAACGGCATCAGCCTCGTCCAACATCTTCCACGCCTGTTCAACCATGGAGTCGTGACCATCGTGGTAGTCACTGGCGAAGTGAACTTTCTTCTCTCCGTACCACTTCGCTGCCCATGAGATGACCGTACCGAACTCCTCAACTTGGTTGAGGCCGACGTTCTGGTCCCACAGTCCCCACACGTAAGCGAGGCTCGGGCGCGTCTCAATGTCAATGGTGAGTATCTTGATTCCCAAGTGACTACCTTCCTGATATACGCACTCAGACAAGCATAGCCTGTCTTAGCGTCGACAACGGGTATACCCGTCCGCGAAGCAGCACTTGCACCTACCGTGCCCACCAACGATGGCGTACGGAGAAACAGGAAGCGGGACATCTTCCGTGCCAGTTAGTTCACCTCCAGCATCGGTGGATGCCTCACCTGCATCACCGGAGGAGGTGGTGGCACTAGAAGATGCCCCGCTTCCCGAGGTAGCGGCAGAACCGCTAGAGGCGGACGAGCCGCCAGTCATGGTCAGCCGTCGACGCGAACCGGGTTGGGCCGGTTCATGTGCATACCAGAGTTGCCAACCATCTCGAACTTCGGCATACCGTCGCCAGCAACGGTGCCGGTCACGAAGTCGGAGAGCACACCGGGAGCCTCAATCCACGACGCCGAGCCAACGTGAGCACGCTCGCGCATGGTCTGCTCCGGGTACTTGAAGAACATCTCGCGGTTGTTGTGGTTCATACGCATGGGCGACGGGGCCGTGTCGGCGTACGCACCCTGCATGAAGTCGTTGGGAACGTCAGTGTCGCTCTCAATGCCTTCCTGAAAACGCTGGGGGCCACGGTTACCCGGGATGCTCGGGGCCATAACGCGCTCAAAGACGTTACGCATGGCCTCGGGATACGGGTTCTGCGGGGCGATAGTCGGGTTCATGTCCATAAAGAGGAAACCTCCGTGTAGGTACTTACGGTTGCAATGGTAGCACTACCCCGTATTGTATGCCTCAGTTTTACGACTTATTCAAAAAACGGGTTCTCATACACTGTAACAGTCGGCATGACATCCTGCACCGTCATAGCGCACGCAATAGCAAGAGAATCTGGATAGTCGTCAAACGCTCCCCGCTCATCTGGGGCTGCTGCTAACAGGTAGGGACCACGGTTGACCTTCTCTAGATCAGCCATCTGCTGGTTGAACTTCTTCCAGCGCTTGGTGCGTCGTGCCTTGCTATGACCCGGAATAATCAACTGCTCACGTTGAATTAATTGTGTGAGATGTGTCCACCTTTCATTCTGAGCCTTAGCATCAGATGAAACGGCGATGACTTCGATGTGTGGCAGTAGAATCTGAAGGCGTTCGGCAACTGCACCTCCGACACCTTGCGCGTCCACCCCGATCCGGTATACGTCATAGTTACGAAGAAAATCAATGATCTCAAAGTACTGCGTCTCCCATTCGACATTGTTGATCTCGTGCCAGTTCAACACGCGGTGTTCATAGAACCCGAAAGGATCTGGGTGATCCCAGTCAACCCACACGGGAGTAATAACAGTTGAGTCGTTAGTACGGGCAACGTCAATACCAACAACTATTGGAGTTTTCCACCATTCATGCACCAGAGGCATACTTGGATCGTAAAGTCTATCTAAACGATCCTCAGATACAAACATACCTTTTTCAAGCATCCACCGATTGCAGTACGACATCTGAAACTCATCGGAGTCCTCACCGATGCGTAACTTCTCCTTGGCGATGAAGGAGGCGTAGTTAGAGTTGTACTTCGCCGCCATCTTCCAGTCGTACTCATGGTGATGGATCTTTTGAGTACGGGCGTTGATATCACGACGCTTGTTGTACTGAATGGCGTTATAGAAGTACGACTTGTAGCGCTGGGCCGTGCCGCCCAACACGATGCTCCCGTTGTTCCACGCAAGCATGGGCTTGATCGACTTGGCGATCATGACTTCGTCGGCTTCCTGAGCCTCGTCAATGAACGCGAAGTGGTAGGTCTTAGATTCGATCTTGGCCTTGGGGTTACAAGTCTGCATACGGCAGAGCGAGCCAGACTTCTTCAGCGTGATGATCTTTCCCTTACCGCGACCGCCGCCACCAGTGGCCTTGTCGTCAATGTCGGGATCAAGGAGAAAGTTCATGGCGTGATCGCTGGTCAACTTGCTGACCACGCGCCCGAACACGGTGTCTGCCTGCTCCTCGGTGGGGGCGAACACGCCCACCCAGAAGCCCTTCTCAAACTTCTTCAGCCACGTCGGATAGACATTTGACAGACGCGGTAGAATGACCATGAGGCCAGCAATCAGGTTTGATACCACCTCGGACTTACCGCTCTGACGGGTGGCAATCAGCGTCTTCTCTTCGCCGTCACCTAGAACGATGGATTCAATGAACGAGTAAGCAATGGGTAACTGGTACGGGAAGAACTTAACGTCGCAAAACTCTTCGACAAATAGAATCAATTTCTTAACGAGATCGTCTACGAACTCAGCAGTAGTTTCATCCAGAGCATCTTCAACCTCTGGAACGTCATCTACTTCTTCATACTCGTCTATGTACTCAAGAGTCTCACTCACTTGATTGACGTCTTTCTACTACGGTCCATAACGCAACCATAGCGTCTACGCAGAGGGTCACTTCCTCTGCTGGGCCTCCGTTGTGACGCCAGTTATCCAGAGCCTGATGTAGCGAGATAGCGATGGAGTCCAGATGCGCGGGGGCATCTGACGGGTGGATCGACTCAGCCCTCTTGATGTACGAGGGGTTTATCTGCCGTTGCTCGCTTACCCCACGCCCGAATCTGTTTCGCATCTTCATCTAACTCCCTGCCATCGACCTGATCTAACAGACCGTTGGCTCTACTCGTTAATAT